GTAGAAGCTGAGCCTAAAAAAACGGCATCCTTTTTTTTGATGTTGCAGCTTCTACACGCAGCCACCAGATTATCCAACGTATCTTCACCGCCCTTGGACTTGGGATATACGTGATCAACCTCATTAGCAGATTCCCCACAATAGTTACAAGTCCATGCATCACGATTAAGTACCTTTAACCTTATCTTCTTCCAATGGGAAGTAGCTCTATATGGCTTTAGTGCCATCCTTTATCCTTCCAATGCTGATATGCCTTACACGCACAACCATCATATCTATGTTTAATATATTTTATATGAGCATTGACTTGCTTATATGGATCAAGTGTTCCATACCACTTAGAGCGCATCTGTCCTAATCCATAATGGCTACCATTTCTAGCCTTATAGTTCCATCTACTTTCATTATGTATAAGCCAGTTATAGCATTCAAATTGTTTCCATTCCATTTGATTGTAGGCATATAACTTAATATTCATAACGTGATAGCTGCGCTTATCAGCAGCGTTTGTTTGTATTGTTTGCAGCGGCAGTAGTGCAATTGCTAGTCCAGCAATAAACATAGCTCTGGCCAATGCTGGCTTGCCGTGCAAGCTGCCTTTCAGGCTTGCTGGCATGCCTAGCATACTCATAGTGTCAAATCTATTTGTTATTTGTGCGTAACCTTGGGCGTGTTGCATTCCTCGCAGTAATCTCTTTTTCCATATATCCATAGTCCACATCCTTTGCAACGATGTATTAGATTAGGTTCAGTAGCCACTTGCCTGCAATAAATATACTAAGTCAGCCAAGGTGAGAACAGCAACGTATTGCTCAACGGATTTCTCACCCTGACCATTTAGACGTAGAACACCCACGCCCATCCCTTTGTTTGCCTTGCGATCATGAAGTTGGCGCATCAGCCCTGACAAATCAAGGTTTGTGCGAGCTTTAATTTCAATGTCTAGGCCATCAATTCCCGTGATGTCCGAGCCATCTCTACCAGCCCCAACAGGTAGCGCATGCTTCCAGCCTTGCCCTTGCAAGTATTCTGCTACAATGCGCTGAGTTGCATAGCCTCTATGCTTGCGACTTTGATTACTCACTTAGTTAGTCCTTACTTGGCATGTGTGGCATTTGCAAGGTTTTGCAGACCCAGCCGTAATTGGCTCGTTGCAATTGTCGCACACGTCAAGTGATTTATCTAGCACTAACATTCTCATCACCCCACTAACAATTCTTCATCTTCAGGTCTAAATGACCATGTTCCATCCTTACCAAGCATCATCCATATTGCTTTACATTGTTCAGCTTTTTGCCTCATAGGAAGTAAGCAACCCCAACCACGATAAGCACCATTTTTGCCAGTACCTTCACGCAAGACACGAGCGCCATGCTTACACATTGGAACAGGGTGGGCAGATAACTTCTCAGTAACAAGAGCAACTGCATTCTCAAATACGGGTTCATAGTCAGCCGGTGGCTCAATCGTTGTATCCCAGATGATTTCAGTTTCCTTGTTGTTAGCATCTAAGAACTCCTTATGTTCTTTTGTGCGTACACGTATAGGAGCGTTTGTCGCAGCTTCATTAACCTTAGCCATTTCAAGGCTGCTTGCTCGCTTTCCTTTAGCAGATAATCCGAGATTAGCCAGGCATCTTCCAATTGCGCTAGTTTCGCAATTCTCAAACCAAAAATCGCGATCAACACCCCTATCCTTGCGAGCGCCGCGCGCATAACCAATAGCGGAAGCAGCAGTATCAACGTGGGTGCGATAAGCAACTGCCTTAAATATGACAATGCCTTTTTCTTCGTCATTTGTAATGAGTTCTGTGAGTATTGAGCCGTCTTCATAGGTTTCATAAAATTTGTGTATCCTCGTATCTACATCTTCATAATTAGCTAAATTAAACATCTAGGGTTTCTCCTTTTGCATAGTCAATTTGTTCCTTCAAAGTCCAGATAGTGCCATCAGGCCATGCTTGAACTTCGTTAGCACAAGATTGGCAGTAATGCCTGACAACTAACTTCCCATATCGCTTGCTTGTTATCTGCCAAGTAGCTTGCTTTTGTCCAAGTAAGCTGCTAGTACCATGGCGGTACTTGCAGTAATCACACCAAATGCCTTTTGGTGATCTAGAAAGCATCCAAATCATTCCAATCTTTGACGGCAAGCTCTCCGGCAATGGCGAAATAGGCAACGGCATCCAACCAACTATCAACATTTGTTTTAGTTTCCATGATTCGTGCAAGCTTGACCAATGCCATACAGATTGCAACATCCATCGGTTCAACTGGGCGTTCAAAATAGTCTTCCCACAACTTTGCTGTTCTAAGCATTGTCGTGTCGTAATGACCATGCGTTGCCCCTCTATTAGTAATCGTTGTCGCTGCATTAGTCAATAAATCTTTCGCTCGCAACTGATTTGCCCCGTCTGTACCCATCTGCCCAGCCTTCCTTATAGCCCTTCTCCTTAATGAATACACCGATTGTGTATGCACTTAATACAAATAAAAAGCAATAGAGTGCTAACTCAACTAAACGCATATCATTCAACATCTGCGCTCACCCCATGTACATCAAGAAAATAAGCAGCCAAAACCTCGCGACTAATTCTGCCGCGTTGTTGGCTCATGCCTAGTTTTTTCTTTGCGTAATCGCGTATAAATGAAGCTCGCACAAAGTGCTTGCCATCGGTATACGCACCCGATTTACGATCATATCTAATCGCCATGCCCTAAACCCCTTTCAAATAGGATTTCAAATCCTATTTTGAAGGGTCTATATGCTATTTGTCAATCAGCGACACGCCATCAAAGTTATCCATGTGATCATCAATAGTTCTATGGATTGGAAAGATGTCCTCAACCATATCGCTTGCCTTCAACTAAGAAGCTGCCATCTTTTTCTATTGGTATGGCTACTGGCTGGACACGTTTTCTGTCTATGTAAATGATTCCAAAACCTTTTTGCCAGTTAAATGTTCCGCGTGTGTAATAGGCTTGGCTCTCATCCATCAAATGTCCAACCTCAAAACCTGTGAGGATACCCCTTAAAACGCCCCCAGAAGCCGTTGTAAAGCTTGAAATGCCCTGTCTATGGGTATGACCACAGACTACCGACAATCCATGCCTCTTAGCCGATTCTAGGGCCGTTAAACCCCCCTGTGGCTTGATGCTCTGCTCATCGCCATGAACCATTACCCAGCCATCATGGAACTGGTATGGCTTGCTATGGTAAGTAATGCCTAAATGATCCAGGTGCAAGAACTTCTCAATGCTCAATTCAGGCAGACCAATAAGGCCAGGTAGGCGCTTGCTTAGTGAGTTGTAAAGTCTTGCCCCGTGATTGCTTCGGCTGAGGTGTCTAACCTGAAGCTCGGCGAGAACTCGGACAGTTTCATCACGATCTCTACCAATGCTTCCCGACCACTCATCCCTACCGGTTGACCATCGGCTAATTGTTTGGAAGTCAATCTCATCGCCCACACATAGAACGTCATCAGGCTTGTACTTTCTGATGAACTGGGCAACATTCTTTACTGCTTTCTTATCGTGAAAAGGTACTTGTAGATCGGATATGACTACAATTCGCTTAATCTTCATCCTCATCTTCATCTTCATATGGAGAATGATTAGGATTCTGTATTACCCAATCGGGTAAACGCAACTGTTCTTCAATGTACCAGCGCGCCCTATCTTCACCATATCCAGCGCGAACTAATGCCTCAAAGCATTCAACAATTGATGCAGCCCAAATATCAATGGGTCGCAGAATGTCTGTTGATGCTTTGCGCGCAGCCGCTTCTTTGCGCTTGCGTTTAGCGGCTTGTTCGCTTTTTGAGATTCTTCTTGCGCTCATGAGTAAGCAATTCTAAGACCATTGATTCAAGTTTATCTATGCGCGACACGATATTTGATGCCTCAAGTATTGATGGCACTTCATGTCGGATAATGTATCTAAGCCCACCGACAATAAGCGCACAGCAGGAAAGGATGGCAGCTACAAAGCCTGCCCACTCAGCCGGGCTCAACGCCGACCAAATGCCGTATCGTTAGGGTTAAGCCATCTCAGTATTACTGGAAGGCTTGCTACTAACGCTGCATTTACAATTGCAGGTGCATCCCAGCCCACCGCTAAATAGGTTGCTATTCCTGCGGCTAAAAAGCTTCTTGCCCAGCTTGCTGCTACTGCCTTTGCTTGCTCCATTTAAGGGCTCTCCTGTCAATATAGGTATTTGAAACATACTGCCATCTGAATCGCCCTTAGCAGTAAAGCTAATATGAATGTGTGTCTTGTGTGGATTTATGCCTGTGTATTTTCTCCACTTGTAGTTTTTCTTCCAACTGGCAATTTTGCTATTGAAGATAATGTAGCTGATTCTCTTATCCGATCTGGCAAGTAGCCGTAACTGATCTGCCAAATCAAATGCTTCGGCTGGGTTGGTTTGCAGATTAGCGTTAATGTCAATGGCACGTACAATGCCTTCAGCAGTTGGATTGTGATCGGACTTACGCGCTGCATGACGTTGATCACCGAGCCACCCTTCTGGTGCAACTCTACTTCTATCTGGCCACGCATCATCAATCTGCTCTCTGAGTTGTTGCCCAGCTTTGCACAACTTAGCCAAGTAGCACCTTAGCTTCTTCTTCAGTTAATCCTAATTTGGCTAGGATTTCTGTGCGAGCCTCTGCCTTAGCCTGTGCTGCTGCTTCCTCTGCTGCCTTGATTTCTGCAAAGGCAACTGCATCTGCCTCGCGCTGAGCAACTTCTTCGGCAGTAAGTTCTACCTCAGTAGTTACTCCAGTTGAGCAGTCTACGATTAGTTTGGTTGGCATTGTTTTCCTTTCGTTATGAGTTTTTGATTCCGTATAGGGTGGCAGTTGAGTATTGGACTATATTTCCTGAACTTGGAAATAATTTTATAGATGTTATTGCACTACTACTATTCCAAATACTAGCCCAAAACATTGCATCTGCCGCAGTAGCGTTATTTTCATTTACAGCATCTACTGAAACCGATTTGTAATTTGAGCCAGTATAGTTTGGGATATAAGCAGAAGAATTACTAAAGGTAGAAGCCGTAGCAGTAGAGCGAGCGCCGATTCCTATTGGCACTCTAGCCTGCGAAGTTGCAGCGGCACTTGATGTAGATGAACCATCGCCATATAAATAAAGACGAGCGTAGTTATTTCCAGTATCATTATTGAACTGAAAATAAAAACCATTATCACCCGATATATCAAAACGCACACTACTTAAAATTAACAAATCAGTATAAGTAGCAGGGATGCTGGTGAATTCCATATTAGCCGCCGTTGCGCCAGTTACAGTTACAGTGGCTATTGCCGTATATGTGTTAGCCATTATGCCGCCTTGATTCCGTAGAGGGTGAAGGTTGAGCCAGAGGCGAAGTTATTGCTTGGAAATGTGCCGCCCATTGCCAATTCAATAGTTGTAATAGCGGCAGTATTGCGCCAAAGACCAACTGTGGCATCAGTTGCAGAAGCGGCTCTATTACCTCTACCTATATGAGTTTTGTATGTTGTTGCATTAGAATAGTTTTGTATATGTGCTATTACTGCTAATTCTAAACTTGTGCTTCCACTTGTATTTGCCACTAATCCGCTAGTCAAATTACTATCGCGCCCAGACGATGCAGTAGATCCATCTCCTGAAAGAGTTGTAAATGAATAATTGCTTCCTGTATCTGAGTTGTATCTTATACGCATAGAATTATTGCTTGCTGCTTGCGCGATGTTGCATACCAAAACTAAATCAGTATAAGCACCACTAATAGTAGAAAATGTAATAGATGCGGTAGCGCTTCCCAGCGTTGTAGTTGCTATCGGTTCATAAGTTATAGGCATTATGCGCTCCGTATTCCGTAGAGGGCAAACTGTGTGTATTGTTGATAATTTCCGCTTAACCTTACTTCAAATTTTATAGAAGTTATTGCATTGGTATTTTTCCATACAGTAGATTTTAACTTTATTTGACCGCTACCATTATTATCGTTTCCAGATAAACTTCTCATTGTTTTATATTTATTAGTGTTGGTGTAATCTAAAATGTCAATAATTCCAACTCCAAAAACGCTTGCAGTTGCATTAGCGCCAGCATTGTGACCCATATCAGGATTTTCTGGACTTGCTGCACCATACGCAGTTGCACTAGCACCATCTCCAACCAATTCGTGGAAAGTATAATTGCTAGTAGAAGTATCGCTATTTAACCAACAATTATTGCCTATGCTAACTGTTGAATTATTTACTCGCCCAATTTGCCTTACCTGTAAATGCGTAAAGGTTGCAGGAATAGAAGTAAACTCCACATTAGCCGCACCACCGCTACCAACGCTTACAGTAGCAATAGACTCAAAGTCGCCAGCATCTACACCTAATTTAGAACTGGCGATAATGCCCAAGATATTCATTAAGCAATATCTCCTACGACCAAAAATGTATTTGAAGCGGTGCAGATGATAGAAGCTGCGCTGTATCTTGCGCGTAGCTTAGGTGCTGTTGCTGTTGCACCTGTGCTAGTTATTGTTACGCCTGCGCCTTGCGCTAGTGTTACTTGACCTGCTCCAATCTGCGCTATGTTTATTACATCACCCGCGCTAAATACAGACGGCGGCACAGTTAAAGTAATAGGGCTTGCGTTATTAAGTGTTACTAGCTGGTTAAGGTTGCCTGCTACTAAAGTATAAGTAGTGCCTGTTTCTGCATCAAACTCTAGTTTCAATCTTAAAGTTGCTGTGCCGCTTGTAACGCCGCCTGATAAACCTGAATCTGTGCCAGTTGTAATGCCAGTTATATCACCTGTGGATCCAACAGATACCCAGTTTGAACCATCATAAACTTCTACTGAATTAGTATCTTGTAAGTAAGACATCATGCCTTCAGCCAATACACCGCTTAGCGCGCTTGTGCGAGCTGCTGAGCTTGCAAACACCATAACTGTTTGCTCATTCAAATACGTATTGACCTGGGCTGCGGTAAGCACATCCCCGGTATTGAACAACTTATATCCTGCGCCTGCCATTTGTTCTCCTTAGTAGCTCAGCACGTCTGTGTCTAGTATACCCGATATATCGGAATCTAAGACAAAGCCTGCCAGTAGCGGTTCTGTTGTGTATAGGGTAGTCATCCAGGATGACTTGGTAATGTCGTGATGAATAGCATTTACTAGGCTTGATTGCACCACGCTGCTAGAGCCTGGGGTAGTCTTGGTAACTGTTACGCCATCTAGTAATTCTATGTCTACCCCTGCCAATGGCTTGTTGGGGTTAGCATCATCATAGAGATTAAGCTGAATGCTATCTATGCGTATCTCAGGGTCTTTGCGTGTGGCTAGGATGCCTTGGGCTTGATTTAAAGCCTCAGCGTTGGTTTGTACCAAGATATCTGAACGCTGGCCTGAATGCAAGAAGAACTTATCAATGGAAGGCTGGTCAAACACATTCTGAGCTGTGCCACCCAAGCGTGTAATGGTTACGTCATTTATCAGGTTTGTATCATCAAAAGCCACTATGGCATTGGTATAGGAAATGTCTGTGCCTTGATCACTGAACTCATAGACCGGGAATGCCGGCGTGGCTATAAGGGCATTACGGCTTACAAAATTAACCTTGCCATTAGCATCTAAGAAGATGCCGCCAAACTCGCTCTGTTCCACGTTAAACAGCGCCTGAAGGGCATCCCTGTCTGTGCCTGGGTCGGCTTGAAGGGTTGAATCCCCTGTGTCCACGTTACGCAAACTTAAAGGCCATTCAATCTCATCTAGGATGGCATTTACCCTAGCACCTGAAGTTTGTACGCCTGAGCCTGTAACAGTTGTTATGCCTGAGCCTGCAAGCAACTTAAAGCCATCTACGCAGCGCAGGGTAACTGTGCTTAATTCATCGTTGCCTTGTCTAAATCCTGTGTCGTATGTGTTGATAAATCCTGAAAATAGAAAATAATCTTGCGTGTTGTAGGTAGCATAAATAATTATCTGCCTTAAAGGC